AGATAATGCAAGGACAAGAATACTTGGTGACATCATCAAGCATAAATCTAATCAAAGAATTAAGGGCATATTGTTGGGACTCTGACAAAACAGGTAAAAGACTAAACAAACCTGCAGGTGGAAATGACCACGCAATAGATGCGGTAAGATACCACGAAATGGAAACATTGGGAATAAACTCAATGTATGGACAATACAACATAAGATGACCGAAGAAGTAGATTTAAACGCAATGAAAAGAGTAATTGAAACATACATCTTTGAGAAGAAAGGAAGACGAATACAAATAGTCTTTGATGACTTGATGAGTATGAGAAGACACTTTCAAATGCTGAGTGAAGCCTACGATTTTGTGGTTGCTTATAACAATAAGAAAAATAATTAATTTAATATATATGCAGTTAGAACTAACAGTACCGACAAGTTTAAATGAAATTCCTTTGGTGAACTATCAGGAGTTTATTAAGATGCGTGAAAACACGAATGACGATGAGTTTATGGCTCAAAAAATGATTGAGATATTCTGCGGTATTAAGCTAAAAGATATTGTCAATCTTAAAATGACTGAAGTCAATAAGTTAATCATCCACTTCAACAAATTGTTTTCTTATACACCTAAATTAATACCAACTTTTAAAATAGGTAACATTGAATTTGGATTCATAACTAATCTTGAAAATATAAGCTTTGGAGAATATGTTGATTTGGAAAGTAATCTTAAAGGATGGGAAACATATCATAAAGCAATGGCGGTTATGTATAGACCAATCAAAAGAAAAGCTAAAGCAAAAGTAATAGGAGAAGAAACATACGAGATTCAGCAATACACTGGAGCAGATGAATTTTCAGAACTAATGAAGTATGCACCATTAGATGTTGTGCTAGGAAGCTCAGTTTTTTTTTGGAGTTTAGGAAACGAATTATTAATAGCTACGATGGATTATTTGGAGAAGGAAGTGAAGATGAACAAGAATCTATCAGCGACTTTAGCGAAACAACTCAATTTGGAAAACAATGGGGATGGTATCAATCAATATATGCAATCGCTAAAGGAGACATCACTAAGTTTGACGAAGTTACCCGAATGGGATTACTTAAATGTCTTACCTACCTAACATTTGAAAAACAGAAAAACGAAATAGAACAAAGACAACTAAATAAACTAAGAAGATGACAAAAGAGATTACTGATTTAATGGGCAACTTAATAAGGATGCAAAGCACATTAGATAATAAGCAAAAAAGTTTTGATGATAATAGGAAAGAGTCTCAAGCATTAGATAGTCAAATTAAAGACTTGCAATCAAACATAGATTCAAGAACTCAAGACTTAAATAGATTACTGCAGGAATTAGGTAAAGGCGAAAAAGTATTAGCATAATAAATTATGAACGGATTCTACACAATCATAGACAAACTTAAAGCTCATTTAGATGCTGATATATTTGTGAATACAGTTACCGAAGGAGACATCTTTAAAGTTGACTTAGCTAAACAAACTATTTTTCCTTTGGCTCACATTATGGTAAATACCGCGACTTTTGAAGGTAGCGTAATACGATTTAATGTTAGTTTGATTGCAATGGATATAGTTGATATATCAAAAGACGAAGTTGCTAATATCTATCTAGGAAACGATAATGAACAAGATGTATTAAATACTCAATTGGTTGTCTTAAATCGTGCCTATGAAGTAATGAGAAGAGGTGATATGTACACTGACTTATACCAAGTTGATGGAAACCCAAGTTGCGAACCATTTACGGAACGCTTTGAGAATTTACTTGCAGGTTGGACTATGACATTTGATGTATTGATTCCTAATGAGATGAGCATTTGTTAAATGAAGACTGAAAGAGAAATAGCATTAGAGAAGTTTAGAGACTATGTGATACAACAGGCAAAGTCTAATTTAACACGAATGCACAAAAAGTCTTCAAGTAAACTATACAACTCAATAAAAGGAGAAGTTAAAGAAATGCCTAACTCAATTAGATTAGGTTTTAATATGGAGGAGTACGGTTACTTTCAAGATAAAGGAGTAAGCGGAACTAAGAAACGATATGATACACCATTTAGCTATAAGAGTAAACAACCTCCAATAGCACCAATAGAAAAGTGGATAAAGAATAAAGGCATAGTACCAAGAAATAGTAAAGGTAGGTTTACATCAAAAAGAGGATTAGCATTTGCAATAGCAAGAAGCATAAAAGAAAAAGGAATTAAACCAAGCTTGTTTTTTACTAAGCCATTTGAGAAAGCATTTAATAACTTACCTGATGAATTAATAGAAGCATTTGGATTAGATGCAACTGAAACTTTTAATACAATAATGAACGAAAATTTTAAGAAGAAATGAGTTATACATTTATACAAGCTAGATCACCGCTTATAATAGAGATTAATGAGAGTGGACAAACTGGAAGTAAGGTTGAATTATTTTTGTGGAACACTGGAAGTATTCCTGCTTCGCCTCAATACACTTTGAGTAAATTAATACCTGCCTCAAATAACTTACAAAACACTTATAATATTGCACCATATATTCGTGAGTATATTTCACATCAATCTTTCAATAGCAACTATAATATAGGTAATGATTTTACTCCTACAAATGAATATTGCAATGTTGCTATAAGAACTTACAAGTTAGTTGGTTTATCTACTTATGTATTTTTAGATTCAAAAGAATACTATGGTTGTGATGGTTATGGTTATTACCAAGACTTAATGAATCCTAATAACGGAAGATTTTTTCTAGATGAAGGGAAATACTTTTACCATTATGATGGTGTCGATCCTTCAACTACAGGTTCAAGAAGAGCAGGTATAATTACAATGAGTTTAGACGATGGTGATTATATTAAATACACGGAAATAGGTACAGGAAATGTTGCTATAAATAATATATCTGCAGATGGAATTTACGATATTTATAGAGTTTACCCTGCTGCTTACGCTAATGGAAACAAAGTAGAAGTATTTGATAACTCAGATACACTATTAAGAACATATATGTTTTTGCCAAATGATGAATGTAGATATGAACCTGTTGTAGTAGACTTTATCAATCGTTACGGTGGATGGCAACGAGAATTTTTATTTAAAGCATCTAACACTTCAATAGGCATTGATTCAGTTGACTATAATTTACTTCAATCTAATCTTTTAAACTACTCAGCATTAGAAGGGCAAAGAGGTGTGTTCAATGTAAATGGTAGAGAAGTAATAAAGACAAATACAGGATTTGTTACCGAAGCATTTAATAGTAGCTTAAAACAAATAATGCTAAGTGAAAGGATATTAGTTAACAATAGACCTGCAAAATTAAACACGAAATCAACGGAGCTTCAGAAGAACATAAATAACAAAATGATTAACTACCAAATGGAGTTTGAATTTGCAAACGATATTATAAACTCAGTAGTATAATGTTAAGAAAAGTACAAATACTTGTAGAGGGAAGAAGACTTGAATTATTCAACGATGAAAAGATTGAGGTTAATTCTTCGATTCAAAACATAGCTGATATATCAAAAGTATTTACTGATTTTTCTCAAACATTTAGTATTCCTTGTTCTGATGTTAACAATCAAATCTTTCAACATTTTTATCAATCAGATATAGATGCAACTATTGACCACAATAAAAGAAGGGATGCCGTAATTGAAATTGATTTAACATTTTTTAGAAGAGGAAAGATAAGTATTGAAAAGGCTAATGTCAAAAAAGGAGACGCTGAAAGCTACCAAGTTACTTTCTATGGTGATGTACTTAGTTTAAAAGATAAGTTTAAGGAAGATATGCTTAATACTTTGGACTATTCGCATTATAATCACGATTATTCAGGTGATGAAATACTAAATAGAATACAAGATGGAACAACTTATTACGATGTTCACTATCCTTTAATAAGTTCAAATAGAATTTGGCAATACAATAGCACTAATCCATTTGCTACATATCCAAGTTATTTACCGCCTGCAATTCTTGCCCAACTTCCTGTTGCTGATATTGATTTAACTGGAGGAGCAATAGCTTATCAAGAGTTATTTCCTGCATTAAGAATATCTGCTATATTTAAAGAAATTGAAGTAAAATACGGAGTAGTATTTAAAGGTACTTTCTTAACTGATAAGAGATTTACTGATATGTTTTTATGGTTTAAAAACAAAAGCACTTTTCAATACACAACACCATTAACTCAAATACCATTTGACTACATATCTTCGGGGAGTGCAGTTACTTATGATTTAACACCTAACATTGATTTTACTAATAATAGCATTAATGTTGTTTATATACAAGATATTTTTGAGCAACATATTCAATTTGGTTTAAATACTCTTTCAGTACCTACTGCAAATATTTATGTAGATGTATTCCAAAATGGAAACTTCTTTCAGACATTAAACTTTCCTTCAGGAACTTATATAGCAAATGTTTCAGTACCACCAAATGCAAGTGGATTAAATGACTTATATACATTTAAGGTAAAGACGGATGTAGCTTGTGACCTTATTTTTGACATAACTTATTCAGTTAGTTACAACTCATCAACATCTTTTATTACTGATTTTGTAACAGTTACAACTCAGTCAATACCATTTATTTCTTATACTGACCTAGCAGGTTTAGCACCCGAAATGAAAGTAGGTGATTTCTTTGCAGGTATTCTGAAGGAATTTAATTTAACTTGTTATCCTATAGATGTAAATACATATCAAATAGAACCAATAGAAATTTGGTATGCTAAAGGAGCTTTAATAGACATAACGGAATATACGGATGTAGACTCAATAGATTTAGAGCGTATAAAACTATTCAAGAAGATAGCTTTTAAATATCAGCAAAGCGAATCATTTATGAATAAAGCTTATTATCAAAGTGCAAATAAAGAGTATGGAGATACAACCTATGGATTTAATTATGACGGAGAAGAATTTGTAATTGAATCACCATTTGAGAATTTAATGTTCAACAAGTTTACAGGAACAAACTTACAAGTTGGTTATTCTTTAAATAGTTCTTTTGCTCCTTATGTACCTAAACCTTGTTTATTGTATAAAGGTGAAGAAAAAGCAGCGTTTTTTTATTATGATAATAATGCATACATAATTCCTGTACATAAATATGTTTCATTTGGGCAAGACTTACTTTACAACAATCAAAACTATACTTCTAACTTTGGTCCTGAAACATCAACAATGTTAGATATTGCAATCGCTAATACGATTTATGGAACATATTACTTTCCTTATTTAGCAAACTTATTTAATCTTAAAAATCGTTTGACTAGTGTAAAGACTAATTTACCAATATCACTTACAACAGGTTTAAAATTAAATGATAGATTAATAATAAGAGACAAGCGTTATATAATTAACGAAATGAAATTAGACTTAACCACTGGTGAAACAAATTTTACTTTAATAAATGATTTCAGACCATTAACTCCAATTGGAATATTCAACGGAAAGACGGATGGAGGTGATGTAATTGTACCTATTGTTTTTCCTAATGGAGGTGCAAAACCATCAGCAGTATTAAGTGCAGATATAAGCGGAGATTTAGCAGATGTTTACGCTACACCTTCAACAGTTTACGAAGAAACAAATGTAGTAATAACTTTACCTGCAGTTGTATCTGGTCCTTATCCAATAGTAAACACAATTTCAATTAGATATAACTTTGATGACGGAACAACAACAACAACCCAAATATATATAAAACAATGATAAATTTAATAATACAAATGCTGATGACTGACAAGTTTTACGGCAAAGGAGAAAATATTGAAATAGCAAAAGGAAAGTACGCGATCCCATTTACTATTAAAAAAGCTATTGAAAAAGGCAGAAGACAAGCTCACATAAAAAACTTAAGAAACAATGGCTGAAAAAAGAACGGTTGAACTAGAAATTAAAGATAACTCAAAAAGTTTAAAGGCCCA